CCTGGGTGAATCTAGACGAAAGTCTAGAAACCCAGGCCTGCAGTGCATCATCCACTAGTGATTGAGATAGAAATATCTCTGTCACACGAAAGAGGGAGCTGTTGCAATGTCATCAGAAGGAACCCGAAGTCGTAGTATTCTTGAAAAAAGAGTACACGAAGTCGGCTGGGGCCCACAAGGCTCCGGCGATAAAAATGTTTATCGGATCCTTCCGGTGGGGAGTCAGTTAACTGTCTCCGAAAGTCACCGAAAGTCCCGTAAGGATGGGACTTATCGGTCTGGGGGCCCGTTTTACACGAGCACCGTGAGAGAGCGTATTACGCCCGCTCACATCTCTGACGCGTACAGTCCATCCAGGTCTCAGTATTATACTGGGCCTGTATATTCTGCACCTCCGTCAAGATCGGATATGGAACGCATTGGTTACAAAAATATCGACAGGAAGTTTGGCGATAAAAATGAATCGCAACTCCTAGTCGACGGTACCAATGCCATTTCATATGACAATCCATTTAACCCAGCGTCGAACCTTGGAACGTCTCTCGCAGAAACTCTGCGTGGAGACATTCCTTCCATTCCTGGAATCCAACTTTGGAAAGGTAAGGTCAAGGCCTTGAAGGCTCTTGGCGGTGAGTATCTCAACTATCAATTTGGTTGGGCACCACTTAAGGATGAAGTTTCATCCGTTGTGAATGCCGCCCGACATCATCGTGATCTGATGAAACAGTATCACAAGGGTGAAGGGTCAGATTCTCATCGACGCTTTGACTATCCATTGCAACGTTCCGTCATCAGTTCCGACCCGCAACAATTTTTCTATCCCCAGATTCCTGGGGGTGGAGAAGTCGTGGGCGGTCCTGCTGGCGAAAACTCATGGCGCCGGGTTTCCTTGGTTAAGGAAACCAAGAAATGGTTCGAGGGTTGTTATACCTATGCTCTACCTTCCGATACTGACAGTTGGAAGAAGGCATTAGGTTTCGGCTCACAAGCCGATCAACTCTACGGACTATCTCTTAGCCCAGATGTTCTCTGGGAGTTAACGCCATGGAGCTGGGCCGTCGACTGGTTCTCGAATGCCGGTGAGGTTGTAAACAACGTCACCAATTTCGGACTAGCCGGCCTTGTCTTGCGGTATGGTTATATCATGTGTGAATCGATAGAAACCATCAAGGTTGAACAGTGGGGCACTTCTTACCTGTCCGGTCCCGGATCAGGTAAACCCTACATTCAACCTGGAGCCTCTACTAGTGAAGTTGAAACTATCACTAAAGTAAGGTTCCCCGCAAGCCCCTTTGGATTTGGTATAGGATGGGAGGGCTTGTCACCCACTCAACTTGCCATTACCGCAGCGCTTGGAATCACTCGAGCGTTGTAGTAGATCACTACAAACACCAAGTGGCAACCGCCACGATATCAAAGGAGTGTGCCTAATGGCACTGACCGATCCGCAAAAATTCAAAGAAGTCGCGGGGACGGAAGTTGAAGCACCTCGTGTTTCTACGGGGGACTTCAAGTCCATCTACGAGACCTCTGATGGCAACAACGTTTTGACGATTTCTACTCAGGAATCGAATAAAAATCGTAAGCGCCATCTCGTGCGAATCGACGTGAGCAAGCTCACTACGGACATCTACGAAGAAAGCAAGAAACAGCAGGTCACTGCATCTGCTTATCTTGTTGTAGATCGTCCTGTGGCAGGTTTTACCGTCGGCGAAATGAAGAAACTGGTTGAAGGCCTTGTCGGTCTTCTTTCGGCTTCTACTTATTCTCTGACGGAAAAGGTACTTGGTGGACAGTCGTAAGACTTTCCTCCTTGGGCTCAGGAATTACATCCTGCGCTTTTGTACCTTCCTGTCTAAGCTCCACTTGAATTGGAGGTAGTGAATGGATCGTAATCGAGGTTATGATTACAATCACGCCACTTCTGGTCAACAGTTTCTGGCACTACTTGTAGTGCTAGCTGTGATCATTGGTGGTGGGCTTGCTCTGGCCCTGGCCATCATGCACTAATATAGTGCCTTTTGGCCATGCCTCAGTGTGACTAGGCTTTGGATAACCACCTCTATTAGGAGGGGCTATGAAAAGCCAAATATCACTCTGGAATGTATTGGCAGAAGAATATGCCAATAGATGTAGCACTAGCACCACCATGGACAGTAAAACTGTCCAAGGTCGGATCAAACACGAGGGTTTATCATTTTTAACGATAACCCTTCCTACCTTTGGAAAAGACTTTCAGTATTGTCTTGACCAGGGTATGGTTGTTCCCGAATCCTTCCTTTCATTTAAGAAGGTCGGATCATGTCTCCCCTCATTTCTGAGAGGTTTCATGGAACAGGTGTTCGATCCTTGTAATGGTGTCCTCAGAGACGACCCGGATGTGGAATCAATCCGTGCCATTCGTCAGCTAACGCTGATGTTTAGCAAGGTATTGCTACCCTGTACTCCCTCACGGGAGCGTCAGGCCATGTCTGAGTATGTTTCTTGTGATAAGGAGGTTCAATATGCCGATTCCGTTCGTTCGAATTCTGATGTTTCTGAATTCGCTCGTATGGGTCAGCTGCTTTTTGCGGATGTGTTCAATCATGTAGATAGAGATATCTATCATGAAAGAATCGTTCCAAAGCATGGTCCTGGTGCTACGGCCGATAAACTTTCCTCTAATGGAAAGTATGCGACCGTATACTGGACCAGCCGTCTTGAGAAGGTCTTCCACTGTGGAGACTTTCTCGCTCCCTCTCCTCCACTTTCGGAGGATTGGTATGACGGTATTGACCTCCTAGAACCTGGTGCAGAGCTACCCTCTAGGGTAATCTCTGTTCCTAAGACGCAGAAGACCCCGCGAATTATTGCGATCGAGCCCTCTTCTGTACAGTATGTACAGCAAGGGATTCTCGAGAGCCTCAATTCTGGGATCGCTGGCAGTTATGTCAGCGATTTTATCAGTTCCGAGTCACAGCTGCCTAACCAGCAGCTTGCTCGGGAGGGATCCGAAGGTTCCCTTGCCACGCTTGATCTAAGCGAGGCGTCTGATAGGGTCTCCCTTCAGCTCGTTGAAGCGATGCTCGAGCGGAATCCCCTTATGAGGGATGCCGTTCTTGCTTGTCGTTCTATACGGGCTGAAGTACCTGGTCATGGTGTAATACCATTGGTCAAGTTTGCATCTATGGGTTCTGCTCTCTGCTTTCCCTTTGAGGCCATGGTCTTTCTGACTATGATCTTTTTGGGTATCGAGCAGGAGCGAGGGCACCGTTTCACCTCTAAACGTGAAATTGAAACGTTTATTGGTAAGGTGCGTGTCTACGGTGACGACATCGTTTGTCCCGTAGATTATGTGCATACCGTTGTGGATTCACTCGAGCACTTTGGTGCTCGTGTGAATCGTCGTAAGTCCTTCTGGACCGGAAGGTTCAGAGAGTCTTGCGGTAAGGAGTATTACGATGGCCATGACGTTTCCATTGTCAAGGTCCGTCGCGAATTCCCTTCACATCGGCAGTGCGTAGACGAGGTCAGCTCACTCGTTTCCCTTCGCAATCAGTTCTATGAACATGGTTGCTGGGGCGTGTGTAGCTGGTTAGATCCCAAAATCAAGAAACTCCTTCGGGTGTTTCCTTGTGTGGAATCTACTTCCTCGGCTTTGGGTCGTGTCTCCTTTCTTGGTTATGTTTCCGAGAAGGAACATGAGCAGTTACACGTACCTTTGGTTAAGGCATGTGTGCTGTCCAGTGTATCACCGATCGACAAGATCGATGGTCCACCAGCTCTGCTCAAGTACTTCTTGAAACGTGGGAGGAATCCCCGTTTCGATGAGAAGCACTTGGAACGCGCTGGGCGTCCGCGTACCGCCTACATCAAAACGCGGTGGGTAACCCCCTACTAAGGGGGCCCCTGGACAGTGTCAATGTTTGACACTGGCCGGCTCTGCCGGCCTGGGAGATCAAGTTGCTTCTGATCTCTGGAGGATCTTACCTCCGGGGGGATGCACTTGGCAGTGCATCTCCCTGTC